ACCTTCGCAAGAAAAATTACCAAACCAAAACCAAAACCCAACCAACAAAAACAAAATGACAAATCCATACGGAATTGATTGGACAAATATAAATCTGTCCAGCCCTACGCAAAAATCCTTAAACATTATTGATCCGTTGTCTTTTGACGATCTGCTTTTGGAAATCCATTGTAACATTCCAAAAATAAATGAAGCCTCGGTAACGGAGCAATTTGAGACCGACCTTCGCAATCGCATCCATTGCGCCAGAGAGGTATTTTCCCACAACCTTTCCAGTATTGTTAAACACGCACAAAATTTCCGAAAGGATTGAAAATGACAAAAGGCTATCAAAAAATGTTATCCGAAATCGCAGAAACAAGCATTGCCAATCAAGAAAACTGGATTCCTGCCTGCGGCGGAACGGAAAAACCATTCCGCTCCCGCTCTGGTAAAACATTATTGTATTGCTGGAATCCAAAAACTGGAGAACATGCATATTTGGATTGCGGATCGGATATTTTTCTAACAAATGACGAGGCGTGGGAGGCTTTAGTAATGCGATGAAACCGATAACAGAAATTGAATTCATTTTTTATTACACGCTGGCGGGGATTTTCGCTTTTCTGGCTGGATGTTTTTGGGAAAAACTGAAACCTACCGAAGCGCAGAAGATGGCAAAATGGTGGGAAAACCGAGAAAAACGCCATCAACAAATCAGAAAATATCAAATGCAAAAGAAACCTAAAATTTGACAAGTGCTTCCTTTTATGGCTCAAGGTCTCAACAAAGCATTTTTCGGACTCCCTCTGGCAACATTACAAGAATTGCAAAATGATTTTTTGGCGTGCTTAAAAACTATTGCGATTGCTGGTGCATCTTATAGTATTGCGGGAAGATCTTTCACAAGAGCAAATCTTGCGGAGGTTTCTCAAACAATAAAAGAAATTCAAGCGGCGATTGAGTCCGCAACAGGAACTCGAACCAAAAAATATATTCCCACATTCCCGACACAAAGACCATGAAAAAAGATTTTATTACGACAGCTTTGTCAATTTTCTCTCCTAAAGCCGCTCTAAATCGGTTGGTGCAAAAGGAGCGATTAAGGAACTTTGGTCGATTTGATTCAGCTTTAACCAGTGAAAAGCGAGGGATTTCGCGGGGGGTAGGCGGGGGAGAAGATACCAGTGGCACACGCGAACGATATTCACTTATCCGTTCTGCGCGTGATCTCGCCGACAATTTCCCTCCTGTCCGTTCAATTTTGTTAAAATTTGCGACCTATGTTGCTGGTCGAATTTCTTATCAAGCCCGAACAGGAAATTCAGAAACCGATACCGCTGTTGAACATTTTTGGCAAAAGTGGGCTGAAAATTGCGATTTTCTCGGGCGACATAATTTTACCACATTATTACAACTTGCGGTCACATCTATTATTCGGGATGGAGATTGCGGATTCATCATTGTCAGAGACAATGGCGAATTAAAATTGCAAAGCGTGGAAGCCGACAGAATCGGATCGCCATATGATCGCACAGACACCGACAATTATATCGGCGGAATTAACATCGATGAATACGGAAAACCAACCTCTTTTTTGATTTTTACAAGGACAATCAATAACCAATACATCAACCCCGTTGAAATTTCCGCAAAAGAATTTATTCACCTTTTTGATCCAACTCGTCTTGATGAATATCGCGGGAGGAGTGCCTTTGCAACCGCTCTAAACGCAACCAGAGATTTACAGGAGGCAATTAAAGCCGAAGTCCAAGCAATCAAATACGCCAGTTATCAATCTGGCATTATTACAACGGATTCCGGCGCGGCTGATCCGAGCGATTATTTTACCAAGGGGCCGGAAAATGACCAAGGGCAAGCCTCTAAAATTCAATCACTTGACCCTGGGTCTGTTAATTATTTGGGGACTGGTGAAAAAATGGAAATGTTCAAAAGCGACCGACCTACGGGAGCATTTGCCGAATTTATTCGCCTTATTCAAGCGCATATTTGTATGGCAGTTGGCTTGCCATACGGATTTGCATTTGATGCCGACAAAACAGGACCTATGGCAAGATTGGAATCAGCTATGGCGGAAAGGACTTTTTTGCGTTGGCGAGGGTTGCTTGAAAGCCAAATTCTAAATAGGATCAAAAATATCATTTTGCTTGATGCCGCATCTCGCGGGTTAATTCCGAATGAAGGTGATATTCTCGCAGGACGCTGGTCGTGGCCCGCAAAAGTCAGTATTGATTATGGTCGCGAGGCTAATGCGGATATTGCTTTATGGAAAGCTGGATTAAAGACAGCAGGACAAATTTATTCCGACTTAGGCGAAGATTATGAAGATGCGCTTCGGGCAAGGGCAAAGGAGGCGGCTTATATCAAACAGCTTTCGCAGGAATTTGATATCCAGCCAATAAGAATTTCTGATTCTGTGCCACAAGCCGCCATTGATACCATTAAAGATGTAAACAATAATCCGCCACTTGTTGAATCCATCGGCGTTGGTGGGACAATGGCACTTGCTCAGTTTTTGTCCGCAATGGGCAATGGTGCTTTAACCATTGAGCAAGTGGGTGTTTTATTACGATCTGTTTTTGGAATGGATGAAAAATCTGTTGCTCAAATTGTGGCAAATCAACAAATGCCTTCCTCTGAAATTCAGCCAGCGGCGTTTGAAGATAATAACAAACCGACGCAAGGAATGGTTGCCGAAGCTAAAAAGGGATTGGAGTGGCGGCGAGAATATAAAAGAGGAGGGACGGCAGTTGGAGTTGCTCGCGCAAGGGACATTTCAAATAACAAAAATCTGTCGGATGATACCATAAAAAGAATGCACTCCTATTTTTCCCGACATGAGGTGGACAAAAAGGGAAAAGGATTTACTCCAAATGAAGAAGGCTTTCCTTCTGCCGGAAGAATTGCTTGGGCATTATGGGGTGGCGATGCTGGACAAGTTTGGGCGAGGAAAAAAGTGGAGCAAATGAAAAGAAAAGCCCTTTCCAAAAAAACAAATTTCATTGATCCCGTGGCAGGAGAATCACAGGAAGATTTTGTTTCACGGTGTATGTCCGATGAAACCATGAAGCAAGAATATCCAAATGAACAGCAAAGACTTGCTGTTTGTTATGCCAGAGCAGAAGGCAAAAAATGATTTATCCAAATTGACATTTTGCCCAAGGCATGAATGTTATCGAAGGCGTTTCCATCATTTCCATTGGTGAGGCAAAAGGACATGGGTTGTTTGTTGATAAGCAAACATTGATCGAAGTCAAAGAATGCGCCGAACAATATAAGGGCGGCGTCAAGGTAAATCTCGACCACGGCGCAGGGATTAAGGACATTGTTGGATTCGTCAACAATTTCAGAATTATTGGAACGCAACTGCTCGGGGATTTAAACCTGTTGTCCACTTCTCCAATGAAAGAATACATCTTGGAGATTTCAGAAAAGTTGCCGGATACCTTTGGAATCAGCATTTCGTTTAGCGGCCCGACTCGCGAAGATGGCGGATTGCGCTTTGCAAGTTGTTCGGAACTTTACTCTGCTGATCTTGTCCAAACTCCCGCCGCAAACGAGACAGGACTTTTTTCGGCTTTTAATTTCACAGAAAAGCCAGTTGACAAAAATCACATAGAAATGCAAGAGGAACCCACTGCCGCTGAGGAGCCCAAAAAAGAAGAGGGCGAAACCGAAATCACAATAATGGAACTTGCAAAGCGCCTTTCTGCTTTGGAAACAAGCCTTGCCGAATTCAAAACAAAATTTGAAGCCGGATATAAGGAAGAAGAAAAAGAAGAAATGTGCGATTGCTCCTCCAATAAGGATATTTCCAAGCTGGAAGCAAAACTCGACACGATTATCAGCAATTTTGGGGCCGCTCCAATTAAGGCTTCGGTTGTTGCCGAGGAAAAGACCGAGGAAAAATTTGACCTCAAAAAACTGATCCTTGACAAGACCGCCGAACTTGGTAGTCGGACAGAGGCAATTCGCTTTGCGATGCGCAATCATCGTGACGCTTACCTCGCCGCTCGCGACAATAATCAACTCAACTTTTAATTTTTATGGCTACACAAATCGACAATGGCATTCGGAGCTTTAGCTTCGCATCCGCAATCACCGCCAACACGCTTGTTAGCGTGTCGGGCGATAACGCCGCTCAAGCGGCATCAACAGGCGCATCTGCTATTGGCGTTGTCCAGAATGATGTTGCCGCTGGCGCAATGGGCGCGGTCAAACTTTTCTTTCCAACTCAATTTGGAATCGTTGGTGCCGCCGCTTCCGTGACTGCTGGAAACAGCGTTTTCGCTGTCACCAACGGCGTGATTCTTGGCACATACGCCAATGCTTCTACCGTCACCCTTGGCGTTGCTATCAATAGCGGCGTTGCTGGCGATGTCGTTGAATATGTTCCCAAGTTCAATCAATAATTTT